GGTGTGGGGGGTTGTTGAGCAGGGATAAATCCTCGCTCACCCTCGACCCCGATCTCCTCGTACCTGGACCGCCAATAACTGGCGGCAGAGTACGCGTAGGCCATCGTGCTGCTTTCTCTAGCAGTCACGACGAAGGCACCAACTTTTTTAACCAGTTTTGCCCACTTACTGCCATGAACAAAGGCAGGTGGGGACTTGGGTCTCAGATCGGACATGAGCTTCCTGAAAAGGAATCTCGGCCCTCTCTTCGCCAGCGGCAGTTTTATTAGCCGCTTGTATTTCCACAGACAGTTGGTATAGTAACCCTGAGGGGTCACTGTATGTCTGTAGGAATCGAAATCTTCATCGTCCGGTGGTCCTAGTAGGTTCCTAAATTGCTCGGGAATCCACTTGTCCATCAAACTAGAAGTCTTCGACTTCTCTAACCCCCAACGAAGCGAAAGGATACGATCCAACCGATTCACATCGGTGAAAAGCTCCATCACATCAGAAGGGATATCTTCGAGAAATACTGGTCTGACTGGTCTGCCGAGGAACCAATCTGCTCCGCAAGATTCGCGGACAGGTCCATTTAAAAAGGACTTGTCTTCGTTGATCGCGAAGCCACAATTGGACAAGGCGTCAATCACCTTAGTACTGAGCGATTTTCTCACGATGATATCATCACCGTAAACCGCCCAATCTTTTGGGTTGATAGCGCCAAGCTGCTGTTTCTGCACGCCATAGACAATGGCCGCAAATATTGCAGATTCCAATGCGAAAGTGTACCCGTTACCCATCGAAGAGATCTTTTCATAATATATGATCTCACCGTCCATTGTCCCTTGGGGAGAACGGAGGTCGACAAGGTATGAGTACCACTCATCCGGTAATAGTACCTTACACAGCTGAAGACTCAAAGAGTCCGAGGCGCTGGCAAGATCAAGGGTGACATATGGATCGTCACCGCCTATTGAACCATCTCTAGCCAACCGTTGATTCTTCTCTTGGTCATCTAGGTCTACACCCCAGCGTTTCAAACGCCGACGGATGAAACCATCAACTCCCAATTGAAGATACAAATTCATGGTTGGTTCGATCGCAATTGTCCGCTCAGTAACGGCGGACTTTGGCACGAAAGTAACCTTATTTCCAGGAACAATTCGTAACACATTGGACCAGAACTCCTTCATGTCAATGACGAAATGCTTAGGTATGCCATACCTGTAGCGATAATCGTCTTGAAGGGCCCCGAACCAACGTGCGTCCGTTTCGATCTGGAAACGCGCGTACCGGTAAGCTCCAATGGTGCAGCTGTATGGCCACCCCTCGTATTTATGATAAACCGAGGTTAGGTTTTTACAGGTGTCCAAGGTCGCCCCCGGTCCATGACGTGACCATTCCGTCAACGCCTTTCTACTTGGGAGTTTTGCTCCAAGTAGCTGCTGTAGGAAGGAACGCGCATAAGTAAACACGTCCACCATCCATGGCTCAGATGCCCAAGAGAGTCTCTTATAACCGTAACGGTTATAGTACCAACAATAGTCCTCCGCCTCACGGAACTTGTCCGTGGCAGCAGCGACTCGTGCTGATCTCTCAGTTGGAAACCTAAACTTTTTCAGCAGAGCAGCCAGTTGGTATTTCGCCCTCATTTCTGGGAGCGAATACCCTCGTTGGGCAATACTCTGAAGTCCCCACGCCTCCGACAACGAGAGGTAACCAGAAATATCGCGCTCTCGCACGATCCTGGTGACCAATTTCGACTCGTCATCGTTGAGGAACTGACTAAGGTCATCGGCTAACCAGCCGAGCACCTTCCAAGGATAACTCCCAGGAAGATGGGTCCTAGCAAGGTCTTTTATGCTAGGCTTCTTGATGGGTTTGCCTCCCTCGGCCTTCTTTTGGGGCTTCCGCTTCTTGTTAGATTTGGAAGCCTTAGTAGTTGGTTTTTGGGGTGCAAATGGGGTAGTAACTTTCATAATACCTCCAAACGATAAATGGTTAACAGCCGCAAGTTTGCGCGTAGTCTATAAATGCTCTGAACATATCGAGCACAAACAGACAGACAGAGTTTAGTATGGCGGAAAGTTGTTCAACCGTCATTGCTAGATACTCTGCTTCGCAAACAAGGCATCCATTACATCGTCGTCCATCAGGACAGCGGCCAAAGCCATGCGCAAAGCTTTTCGCGCGGCTGTGGTACTGCCCACCGGTAATGAGAACGACACTTCGCCAATGTTCGGAGCGGTGTAGACAGCAACGCTGTCCGCACCATCAACGGACTCGGCCTTTGAGATTTTAATGGCGGTCTTCTCGACGCCAAGAAAATTTCCCGAAGGCTTCGGGCGAGTGCGGTAAAACGACAGGGTGTGAGGCGCGGCCATTGTATGGCCAGGCCCAGTGTATACTGAACGATTCAAATATCTTTCGTCGTTAGTATATTCCCAATCCGTGGTTGTTACGCCACCGTTCTCTTCATCGACTGCCAAGGTGATTTCATCTGGCTGTGACATGGGTGTACTCCTTTGTACTTACGCTCTAATCTTTTCAGAGACCGAATTTCAGTTTTCTGAAAGGCTTGAAGATTATAAGCAAATCTATAAGTTTCAACACGTCCAGTTTAAGCCTAAACTCCGGAAGTGTTGGGCGTTGAGGGTTTGCTACTCTGTAGATCGAATGCTCAGTTTTTGTACATCGAGCATTTGTCACCACAAAGTCCCTCTCATAAATGGTAGTGGAAGTATCCGCTGGCCTTGTGAGCCGGGACCCCACCACTTCTGATTCGTAGTAGGTGTAATCATCTACCACGTACCAGGAGGCTAGCGTCTGAATTCCCATATTGGGTTGAAACGACGCAAATAACTCACCAACATTGTAAAACCAATCAAGGACGAACGACAGGGGAACAAGTTCCCAAGCAGTCTTTCCAAGATTGTTAATACCCCAGATCGTTAAATTATCCAGGTTCTTGATGTCGGTAAGTACGCCAGCACGCACACTAACTTTCCTTGTGGTCTTCGCAAATAAATCGCGAGTATAGACCGTCGGGGAAGAGCCAGTTGATGTCGAAGTTACTGCTTCAGTAACCTCGTCGGCGTGAGCGAATCCTCTGAATGTCTGACGAAAACGTGCGTGTTGCACATTTGTCCTCCAGGCCACAGTGGCCCCGAGAACATCATAAAACAGAGGTCGAAGGGCATAGCGAGCTTCCATGTACCGTTGCTTTAACTCTCTAGGAGAAATCTCACGCTTAAGGGTTTTCTTGTCGTAATTAGCGACAGCCCTTGCGATACGAATAACTCTTTCAAGAATTTGAGCAATGGAAACGATGGTCTTCTTCCCTTCCGCAGCAGCGGCCAAAGCGAGTATCTCGGACATATCAATATTTGCATATGCCGAAGTAACCGCCTGGTTTATTAAGCTGTCTACGTCGATTGTGGGCTTGGCGGCCCACCAAATGCTTGTTGCCCCATACTTTTTACATTGGGACGAAGCATTTGTTGTACCTTCAGTGTGGTGGCCACTATTGCGAATAAATGTTGGAACTCCTCCACAAGTGAGTTTGTTCCAAATGCCTGTATAGGCTCTATAGTTCGCAACGGTCTCCGTGGAAATCGTGATAGTTCTGTCCATGTCGTTATTTACAATACGACCTTTGGATGAAATATCCTTAAACCCCGGAGTTACCACGTCATGCATAACCCAATATTCCCGATGGACCGGTACAACCGGACTGCCGGGCACTGGATATAGCAATTTTCCTGGATCATCGCACGTACCATAACAGCTCGTAGTTTCATAATGAGCTGTCTGGTCCGGGAGATCCAAGCACTTCTCGCGGGTACGAAATTCACTCATACTCACCTCCTTTCGAGGTGGATACAAGTATAGGGTAATTTCCATCCTGCACCTCAACAGAATAGAAATACCTCTTCCAGTAGCCGCATTTCGCCGCATTCTGGCAGAAAATTAGGAACTCCAAGTTCCTACTTCCCCA